CTTTGTGCCGGAGGCTGCGGCTAGGGGCACAGTCAACAACGCCACTAGCAAGGCTATGCGGCAGGACGATCTTCCGGTGGCTTTACACGCAAACATCAACGCCGTGCTTAGGGCTGCAATGTTTCAAGGCGAAGACCGTCTAACTAACAGCGGCGGCGCACTAGAAGAGTAAGGAAACGCAATGGGATTGTTAGATATTTTCAAGGCCGCAGGCGATGCCAAGATGGACATCATGAACAAGTTCATGGATCCCAACGGCGACGGCATGTACGGCAAGGCGTCTCAGTTCTTGGGTGGAATCGAAGATCGCAAGAACGAGCTGTTTAATCCAGCAACCTCAACGCTTGGGGCGCTGGGATTCGGGCAGAACAACTTTGCAATCCGTGGCGCTGGAGAGATGCCTCAGATTGAGGAGATGCGAGCAGCCGACACGGCCAAGATGATGCAGAACTCACTAGCGTCTATCGGGGCCATGAACCCCTCCGCTGGCATGGTGTCCGATGGCCTCGTAGACCTATCAACGCCAATCCCGCAAAACCCTTTCGTCGGAACGCCTATTGATTTCGACAGTGCGGCCAAGCGAGAGAAAGAGAAGATGCTGCTGGAGGAGGCGAGCCAAAGCTCAGGCATGCTCAACGATCCCAATCAATTCACACCCACCCCGGAGGCTGGTGTACTTGATATGAGGATGGCTTGATATGAGCGTTACCGCACTTACCCGCTTTATTTTAGAGGGCGGTAAAAAGATTATTGGGGATATTGACCCTTTACCCGGCGCTCCGGGGAGGGCAAACATTCCAGAGCAAGGCGCTACTTTTATCGGTCAAAACCCTGCCATCATGCGAAGCGCCGAGGAGTACGCGGAACGCTCCGGCATACCGTTGCGTAACCCTACCGAGTATAAAAGGATAGACCGTCCCTTTGCCGAGATGACTGCGGACTACTATGACCGTATGCCACACAACCCCAACGACTACCGAACCAAGCAGGCATACGACGCGCTTGGGAGAGAGACAGAGGCTCAGTTCGAGCAGATGCTGCGAGACGGTGTGAAGCCGTACCTGTTTTCTGACAAAGATCCGTACCCGAATTCTCCTTATCAAGCGCTGCAAGACATCTACGAGAACCAACGCCTCGGTGTCTTCAGCACACGAGCGGGTTTTGGCAGCGATGATAGCTTCGATCCTACTGGTAACCCGCTGCTGCAAGAGATGGATTACCAGATCGATGGTCAGCCCATCTTTTTGAACGACGCATTCCGAGCAGTCCACGACTACTACGGCCACGGCAAGCACGGTTTTGGATTCCGAGCCGGTGGTGAGGAGAACGCATTCCAAGCGCACAGCGGAATGTTTAGCGACTTGGCAAGACAAGCCGCAGCGTCTGAGACACGGGGGCAGAATTCTCTGCTAAACTACGGCCCGTATGGCGACAGCAACAGAACAGCCAAACTGGAAGACACTGTCTTTGCAGATCAAAAGACCGGGCTGTTGCCAAACATCGTTTCAACTGGCAGGACACCCATCGCTGATGAACGAAGACGACGAATTGATGCAGATGGCGCATCTGGACTTCGAGGTAAACTTGAGGGCGCAATCAATCCAGATGGGATTGTTGAGGCAGTCCACTACGGCAACAGGGAGTTCGACTACCTCGACCCAAGCCAGTATGGAAAGGGGTTGTCTGGACGGACTGTCTCTGAAAGAAATATGGCAGCGACGCCAGAATTCTATGACCGAACCTTCGCCGGATTAAACACCACCGACAACCCCTATCGTCGAGAGCAGGGGATTGGCCCAGTAGAGAACACCGTGCAGCTACCTGTTGAGCAGGTGTACGACATCCTCGCAGACCCGGACAACATCAAGGGTGCTGTTGGAAACTCGCTAGACCCCTACTCAAGATACACCGCGCTGACCAAGAAGATATACGACGCAGGCTATTCTGCCGTCTTCCAAGACCACCCGCAGATGGGCAAGATCCTGTCTATTGTTGACCCGCTGAAGACCGGCAAGATACTCGCCGCCGTGCCTGTTGCTGCGCTTGGGACAAAGGCCGCTATTGGCGCTGGCTTGACAATGGCCGCGCTGGCACCGCAAGAGTCACAAGCTGGATTGCGAGCGTTCCACGGTTCGCCGTTTAGGTTTGACAGTTTTAGCACCGACCAGATCGGCACGGGCGAAGGCAATCAAGCGTATGGTCGGGGGCTTTACTTTGCGGAACGAGAAGAAACTGCACAGAGCTATGAAGACGCATTGAGTAAATCGGGAATGCACTACGATGGCGTTCCCATCTCAGATTTACCTTTAGCCAAAAGAAGCGCTATCGCTAGGCTAAGTGGTAGCGTTGCAACACAAGTGGACGGTGCGGAGGCTGCTGTAGCTCCTATGGCAGAAAAAATGAAGGACGAGATAACCTTTTACCGTGACCTTTATAAACAGCTTGAACAACAGGGATCAGATAAAGCAGAAATAGCTCATATAAGGAAAATAGCGCAGCAAAGCGAAGACGTTCTGGAAGAGCTGCAAAAGCTCGACACCTCAAAGATGCGTAACACCTCTGGCGCTATGTATGAAGTTGATCTGGATGTTACAGACGATGATCTCCTTAACTTCGACGCGCCAATGAACCAGCAACCAGCGAAGATCAGAGAAGCCTTTGCCAGCCTCATCGACCCAATGGAATCAGACGCGCCCGGAGAGATGCGCGGCATGGATTTACTAAGAGACTTGAGCAACAAAAAAGTCGGGGATGATTACCAGTACAATGGCGTTGAGGCCGTAGAGGCTTTGATGGCTGCGGGTATCAAAGGAGTCAAGTACGCAGACGCTCAGACCCGATTCTCGGCAGGGCCGAAGACAAGCAACTACGTCATATTTGATGACAAACTGATTACTATCATGCGCCAGTATGGCGTGCCTTTAGCTGTGGCTGCCCAGATGGTTGCACCAGAAGAAGCGCAGGCAAGCCCACGCACAGGCAGAACGCCAGCGGAGCCGGGCGCAGCTAAAGAGTTTGGAGCTGGTCTGTTGAGCGCAGGAATGGATTACATAGACGGCATGAGACCCACTGTTCCGTATGATCCTTACGGCGCTATGCAAGGCACACAGCTTTACGATGATGTGCAATCCGGGATGACCACTGAGCAGTCTCTGCCGCGTGAGCAACAGGCTACTTCCACCTACAGCAATCCGTTCCTAAGAGGGATTCTGGAAGAGGAGTACATGCAAGACCGGCAAAAAGCTGGACGCGCACGTTCCGCTGGAAACTTAGCAGGCAACACTGCTCTGTTGTTTTCACCACTATGATCATCGAAGCGGTAGCAGCGGTTACGGCGGCGTGCAAGACGCTAGAGATGGCGGCTGGCGCGGCCAACAACATCGAGTCCCTTGGTGCCTTTATAGGCCGCATGGGCGCTGCCGAGTTTGATCTGCAAAAAGCCAAGAACTCTACCCGAACCATGAGCGAGGCCGAGGCCGCCAAGGCGGTGATGGCAGAGGAGATGGTTCGTCAGTCCCGTCAAAGGATGAAGGATTTATTCCTGTCCCTGAACCGAACTGACCTCTGGGATGACATGCAGCAGAAGATGGCCGAGGCTAGAAAGAACCGTCAGGAAGAGGTCAAGAGACAAGAAGCTCTGGCAAGGAAAAAGAAAAAGCAACTGATTGAGATACTGATAGCCATCGCCATATGCCTAGGGCTAGTCCCGTTGGCTATTGGCTTGGTGCTTTGGTGGGCAACAAGCTAGGAGGACACATGCCAACGCCACGGAAAGGAAAAGCGAAAGTAAAGGTCACCGCATCGGGCAAGAAGGTCAGCTACGGCCAAGCCGGTAAGGCCAAGGGCGGTGGCGCACGGGTCAAGCCCGGCACCAGCAAGGGCGACAGCTACTGCGCCAGATCGCTGGGGATCAAGAAGCGCCTGCCGAAGAAGAAGGCCAACGACCCCAACACACCAAACAACCTGTCACGAAAACGCTGGAAATGTTCCGGCGCTAAATCAAGGAAAAGCTAATGCCTGCAAAAAAGAAAGGACTCTACGCCAACATCGCCGCGAAGAAGAAGCGGATAGCGGCAGGCTCAAAAGAGAAGATGCGGAAGCCGGGAGCCAAAGGCGCACCCACCGCTAAGGCTTTCAAGCAGGCCGCAAAGACCGCCAAGAAAAAGAAGAAGTGAACCAAGTGAGTACCATCGGTCTGTAAGTGACTGATTTATATGGCCCCTGATCCCACCCATCATCGGGCCGATTTCCTCACAACACATAACAATCAATAACTTAGCCTCACTAAGCCATTGATTCAATTGCCCTAAAACCCTTGTCAACACACGCTTGTCAACGTATGCTCACGGTCAAACTGTACCAGAGGGTGTACCAAATGGGTGTGATACAAAAACGTGGCGACAGCTACCGGGTTCTAATACGCAAGGCTGGCATGCCAGCAATCTCCAAGACCTTTCCCAAGAAGGCACTGGCCCAGTCGTGGATGACTGAGACCGAGGCCGACATAGCCAAGGGCAACTACCGCGAAGACGAGATGAACTTCGGCAGGTGCGTCGATAAGTACATCGACGAGTACGGCCCTTTTGGTGACACCAAGCAGGGCGTGCTGCGGCTGGTGCAGCGCAACATAGGCCACCACCGCCTCAAAGACCTCAAGTCCTCGACACTGATCAGCTACGCCAACGGCAGGGCCAAGGGCGCGCAGGCCAGCACGGTGCAACAGGACATGATCTACATCGGCGTAGTCCTCAAGGCCGCCGAGGCAGCGTGGGACTGCAAGCCCAAGATCGACGAGTACGAGAAGGCCATGCACTTCCTGAAGTCCAAGCAGGTTATTGCCGAGTCCAACGAGCGCGAGCGCCGCGTGACAGATGCTGAGATCGATCTGATCTTGCAGCATGCAGACACCCGCTTGCCGCTGGCAGACCTGATAAGGTTCAGTGTGCTGACGGCTATGCGGCGCGGCGAGGTTTTGAGCATGACATGGGACGAGCTGGGCGACGAGGGCCGCAGCATTGGACTGTGGCGCAAGCACCCAGAAGGCAAGCGATACTCGCGTGTGCCACTGTTGCAGGAGGCCGCCGACATCATCCAGCGCCAGCCGCGCACCGATGCCCGGATCTTCCCGTTCAATGGCGAGACCGTCAGCGCAGCATTCCAGCGGTCACGCAACCGCATTGGCCTCGATGTCCGCTGGCACGACCTGCGTCACGAGGGTTGCAGCCGGTTGTTCGAGCTAGGTCTCGATGCCATGACGGTGGCGTTGTTCTCGGGCCACCGGGACATCAACATGCTGCGCCGATACACGCACCTGAATGCTACTCAGGTTTTGCAAAGACTTGGCTCTCAATGAGCTTACCGAGGTACCACGCGGCCTTTCGCAGATCATCCACCGGGGCGTCCTTGTAGCGCCAGCGGTGGAGGTACTTTTTGATGTTGCCCTCCAGATAGTACGGGTACCCGTCCCCCAGATTGTCCTCCAAATAGTTAATGCACTCGATCTTCCCGGTGTTGTAATGCGGCGGGTGGTTGACTATGTCGGTTTTGCTCTCGACCCACTCGGCAAATGCCTTCCCGTTTTCGCTCATTGGTTGTGTACTCCACTTTTGGTTGTAATTAGCTGCAAGCCTTCAAGGCGTCGAGCCTCAAAGAATGCCTCCACGACCTGTCGGTCTGCCACGCGCTGCTTGCCTAGTCGGTAGGTTGGCAGCGGAAACTCCTCCCGGGAGATAGCATTCAACAGACCTCCCTTGCTCATGTTGAACAGCTCGGCCAGCTCATCTGATGTGAGGTAGGGTCGATCCATTAGTATCCATCCAAATAACGTGTCAGCTTGGTTCCGCCAACAGTGTATTTTTTCTTCTGCGGGTTGCTGAACCGCAGCACCATCTCGTTGCCCTCCCGCGTTGCGTGCTTGGCCCAGACCTCTGGCCTGACCCACAGGAAATCAAACGACAAGCTGAAGGTGTTGGTACGCACCGCGATGATGGTGCTGATGTCGCTTATAACCGACATGCTGAAGGCAGCAGATAGGCTGCCTTTCTTACCCTCCGCCAGCCGGACAGCTATATGGTTCTGCTGCCCTTGGTAGATTGTGACGATGTCTATGTTTTTATGGTCGTTGTCGAAGGCTGCGCTGTAACCCTTCTCAAGCAAGAAGCTCATCAGCGCGTAAACCGCAGCGTCCTGACGCCCCGCCGCCTCCCTGCGCTTCTCAATCTCACCGTGGGAAGTCCCAAGCGCAAGCCAGACATAGTCCACGCCAAGCAGCTCGGCCAGCTTGCGGCCCACTGCTGACTTTGGTTTGCTGTCGCCTGCGAACCACTTACGGACAGCCTCTTGGGACACCCCAAGGCGCTGCGAGATATATGTCTGCTCACCCTTCCCGTATTCGGGTATGTCGGGATTGTCCCGACACGCCTGCCTCAACCGCGTGGAAAACTCGCTCAATGCGATTCCTTAACAACCTAAAGTTGTACATCCTACACCGTCAACCTTGAGTTGTCGCCATGCGGAATTGTTCGACGAATGTAAGCAGACGGTTCTGCGCGACATCCTTATCGTTCAATGCGGCTCTTACCATCCTGTCGGCAGCGGTGTCTGCCAGTATGTGGATCACACGAACCGGGCGCGTTTGCCCCTGACGGTGCAGCCGGGCATTGAACTGTTGGTACAGCTCCAATGACCAAGACAGGCCGAACCAGACGATCAGAGATCCTCCGTGTTGTAGGTTCAGTCCGTGTCCTGCACTGGCAGGGTGCGCCAACATAACCGGCACCTCTCCCCGGTTCCACTTATCAATTAAGTTTGGATCTTTTTTGAGAACCTGTGCGCCCTTGATGTGTGACACAATTCTCTCTGCGTCCGACTGGAAGTTATACGCAACCAACACCGGCTCGTTGGATGCCTCGACGATTTCCTTCAGCGCCTCGATCTTGGCGTCGTGAAGAACCTCGTAGCCGTCCCCGGTGTAGAGCGACCCAGAGCTGACTTGCAGGAGCTTGTTGATCTTCACCGCCGCGTTGGCGGCAAGCACCTCGCCCTGCTCCAGCTCTATCAGGAATTCATCCTGCATCTGTTTATATGCCTTCTGGCCCTTGGGCGGCAGTGCGACCACCACGTCGCTGTCGATTCGCTGCGGCAGTTCGAGGTAATCGTCTGCGTCCATCCGCAGCACCAGATCAGCAACCCTCTCCTGCAACAGATCAACGCGGTCAGGTCTGACCTCGAACTGTGACCATTGCGGGTTGCCGACTTGGCGGCAATAGGTATCAAGGAACTTCCCTCTGGTGTCGCCAAGGCGCTTACCCTTATCCAGTAGATAAATCTGGGGCCACAGCTCCATCAGGCTGTTGGGTGCCGGTGTCCCGGTGAGCTGCACCATGCGCTTGATCTTTCCCGACTTCACCACCTGACGCAGTGCCTTCCATCGCTGGCTGCTGTGACTTTTGAAGCTGCTGCTTTCGTCGATGATTACGGCGTCGTAGTGCCACTCGCGCTGCAAAGCGTTTACCAACCACGGTACGTTCTCCCTGTTGATTATGTGAATAGGTGCCGAGGAATGCATCGCCTCCTCGCGCTTGGCGGGGCTTAGCCCCGCGATGACTGAAAAGCGCAGCGCCCGGAGGTGCTGCCAGTTTTTTATCTCGGCAGGCCATGTGTGTTGCGCCACCCGCAACGGTGCTATGACCAGCACTTTTTTGATGTTCTTGGTGACCAGTAGATCGACCAGCGCCGTTAACGTGCTGACGGTCTTGCCTAGCCCCATGTCTACCCACAGCGCCGAGTGGCTATTGTCTTTGATGAACTGCGCGGCCCGAAGCTGGTACTGGTGAAGATCTGTTAGTTTCAGAATAGGAGTTTCCCCTGCTCGATGTTGTCAACGACGTAGACGTGGAAGCCATGCTCCTTCAGTCGTTTGTGGATTGCGTGCTGGTATGAGGTTGCGGACTTGCCGGGTGCCTTGAACTCAATCATCAGGCACTCGCCGTCTTTGAAATAAATCATGTCGGGCACCCCGCGCTGCGAGGGAGATGTCCACTTGAACGCCAGCCAGCCCCTGTCCCGGGCGTAGCGATTGACGGTTCCTTCTATGTGGGACTCCCTCACTTGCGGTACCTGTCGGCCTCGTAGCCTTCAACGTCGATTGGCAGACCCTTGGCCCAGTCGGGAAGCTCGCACATTAATGTGTTGAACTCGTCGAGAGAGCCGTGGCCGATCTTGGTGTCGGCAACAATCTCATCATGAACTGTCATGATGGGGTCGTAGCCAGCGGCGTCGAGCTTCAGCAGGGCGTGCGCCAGCAGGTCACGGGCCACTGCCTGCGTGATCGACTGCACCAGTGAGCCGCCGTAGGTCTCGATGGTTCCCCACTTATGAGTGAAGTTGTTCATCCCTTGGTAGGTGATCTTGTTGCTGATCAGCGCGGCCTGCGGGAACGAGAGGCACCGGCCAGACGGCAGCTTAAAAAGCAGGTCGCCCTTGACCATCATGAAGTCACCGGCCCGAGTCTCCTCGCGCCTGCCATATTGGATCGCGTTAGATGCGGCGCGTTCGACCTCATGCCACAGCTTCACAATGGGTCTGTTGGCGGCCCTCCAATCGTCTCGGATCTTCAGCGCCGTGGCATCGTCAACGTCGGTTCCGTAGTTGGCCGCCATTTTGGTAAACGCTCTCGACCCACCCTGATACCCCAAGGCTAAGACGGATATTTTTCCATCGAATCGTTGATCCTTATCGACGGCGCTGTACGGAATCCCGTACATGTCCGAGGCCGTAACCTTGTAGAGATCCAGTCCCTCTCTGAAAGACTGCAACACGGTCTCATGCCCCGCCAGCCACGCCAGCACCCGGGCCTCGATGGCCGAGTAGTCGGAGACGATCAGCCTGCGTCCCTTGCTGGCGATCAGCATCCCGCGCAGGCATGAGGCCAGAAGAGCCATCGGCTCTCCCGGGAGCTGATCCGGGCAGCGGTACCGCAGTGCATCGATGATGGGGTCAACGTCATCGACTATGGGGCGCGGGAGATTCTGCGGCTGGAAGTGTCTCCCAGACCAGCGCCCGGTAGCTGCCCCGTGGTACATGCCCGTGCCATGGGCGCGGCCATCCCGACCCAAGCAGGCCAACATCGCTTGGAACTTCTTTGTGCTGGACTTCGACAACGCCTGCCGGATTTGCAGAAAGCGGTAAACCTTGGGTGGGCACACCCCTTCGAGGGCGCAGGTCACCGCTGCCTTGTCATAGCTGTCCATCACCAGACCCTGCCTATTAATCCACTCCAGCGACTTGGCCCGTGAGGACGTTGATGCCAGCTCGCCGTCAGTCAGCTCGAACACCTCTTGGTTCAGTTCGGCCTCAACTTTCTTGATGATCTCGATGGCGTGCTCGCAGTTCGCTGCGTCTAGTTTCACACCGCGCAGGTTCATGCGCTGGTCTGCCTCCCAGACCAATCGCTCACTGGGGTGCAATGGCCGCAATTGCTTGCGGATCTCGGACTCAGCGACAACGTCTTGAAGACAGTAGTCGTACAGCTCGCGCAGCAGATCCTGATCGTGGACTCGCTTGCCCCGGTAGGGTTTGCACAGCCGTTGGATCAGGTACTTCCCGCGCTTATCCTTCGCGGCGTCCCCGGTCATGCCCATGAAGTCGCCGCACTTACCGAGGGCGCGGGGGTAAGCCTGCGCCGCAGCCAGTGCAGCGGTGTCGTTCCACTGCGCGATCGGTATCGTCGGCCACATCAGCACCCGCTGCCAGATAGCCAGCTCGAAGAAGCTATTCCAAGCCCATACCTCAGCCCCGCGCTCGATCAAGCGGAACAGCTCAATCGGCGCAGGCATGTCCGGCGTCCAAAGCTCAGGCGGCTCGTCGTTAACCGCCCAAGCTAGGCACAGCACCTCGGTGCTGGGGTGGTCGGCATACGCCCACGCGCCCGCAGCCCTGATGTCGCACTCGGAGTAGGTCTCAAAGTCGAGGCTTACGATCAAGCCAAGAACTCCTCTGCTTCTTCGGCAACGTCGGCGGCAGTCTCGCCGCTGATGTCATCGAAGCCGTCGAGGGCGTTACCGCCTCCGCCGAACCGCTCACCCTCGCGCACGAACTGAACAGCCTCAAGGCTGCAAAGCACGCCAGAGAATGCAGCGCCAGATGACCATGCGTAGAAGCGCACCTTTGCGTTCACATAGTCACCGCCCTGCGGTCTACCATCCTCCTCTACCAGCGCCGACAGATCCTTGTCGATGATTGGCACCCGCTTGCGGTTGTTGGCCTTCACGATGTACTTGTTCTCGTACTCGGCGCGATCGGTCTCGTCGCCGTCTTGCAGCGACAGGAACAGTTTCTTTGGTTGCTTCTCTCCCCACTTTTCCTTCGCCAGCTCGCTGACAATCTTCCGCAGGTTCTTAATCTGCTCGGCGTCGGCATCCTTGTCGAGAATGAACGTACCGCTGTACTTCAAATTGTCGGAGCCTTCAAACGCCGATGGCGTGAAGAGGCTTGGGAAACTCAAACGTGCGTTTTCTATCTTTACCGTAGACATAGTTTTTTCCTTAATCGTCTATTGCGTCGAAGCCATCCGTTGCTTCCAGTGCTGGTCTCCGATCGGATACCGGCACCAAAGTCGGCCTGCCTTCTGGTTTGACGATGAGCGCGTTAACGTCATCGCATTCTTTCCCCAGCATGGCGATCGCCCTGCTCGGAGAAATTGGTTTCCGGCTCATCACCGGCTCGTTAGTCAGCAGAGTCATGGCGCGAATAGCTGCCTCATCGTCTGACCACTTTCTGTTGGTGCGGCTGGTCACGAGCTTGTAGCCCTCAATGGGTACGCCAGAGAGCGCCAGCTTCTCTGCGTGCTTTGCGACGGAGTCGCACCAGCTCTTAATTGTGGCGAGGTGCGGCAGCAGCCCTGCGATCTCCTCGTGGCTCATGGTCTGTGCGTCTCTCACTTAAATCCCTCCCCCAACTTGTCAAAAACGTGCTCCGCAAGTGCCCGGCAGGTCGGAGCGGCCTTGCAGTACCGACATTGCGATTCGCCGGGATTGAACGGTGGCTTGCTGCTCAAAGCTGCCTCCGCTGCCGGTGCCAGCACCTCAGCGCCCCACTTCAGTAGATCCCGGTGCCGCATGGTGTGGGTGTCGATGTGCCCCAGCCGGGGCTGGACAATCGTCATATGTATGGTGTCTAGCTGGGCATCGAAGCCGTGCTTGTCGAAGACGCCGAGGGCGTAGCACTTGAGCTGGTCGCAGTCGGCATCGACTTGATTGCGTCCGAACTTCGCGTCCACCACCCAAGCCTCGCCTTCCTTGATCGACAAGAAGTCTGCGGTGCCGAAGCCGCCCTCTGCCCACATGGAGTAATCCAAGCGTTGCTCAATGTGTGTCCGCGTTTGCGGCAGTGATCGACAGTGATTGACATACACCCTCGCCATGTTCGCTTGCTCTAAGTTGATGACATAGCCATTGAAGATCTCGCCCATCAGCTCGTGCGGCTCCAGCCCTTTGTGCAGGCAGGTCTCTGACAGTTCGTGTAAGGCCGTGCCTTCTTCAGCGGCTGGGCTGCTCTCATCTGGCAGACCTTCCTGCGCCTTCACGCTCGCAGGGCAGGCGATCCATCGGTGTGCAGAGCTGGCACTGAGCTTCGCGTGCGCTGGCCCTAGATCAATCTCGTACTGCTTCAACTCAACCTCCCTAGTGATATACAACCTGCTGTTGTAAGATGAACTCGACAACGATCAATTGCAAATTATGTTGACGAAGATAAATAGCGTCCGCTATCTTGTCAAACACTTTAACAAGGAAGCCAACACAAAATGAAAAGCAAGGACGCAGCGCGAGTCAATTCCGCGCTTAATGAAACCAAGAAGGCGTTGTCGCTTAAGAGCGACAGACAGCTTGCCATCAAGCTAGACGTTAGCCGTCAGGCCGTGGGCCTGTGGCGCATGCGCGGCGAGATGCCGCCAGCCAGAGCCTTGCAGCTTGAGTGGCTGACAGACAAAAAAGTTACATGGATGCAGATGTGCCCAAACTTAGTCCGAGAGTTTGCGGAGATCGAGGCACGATGAAATTTCAAGCATGGCGAGCATTGTGGTTCGTGGCGAAGGTTCTCAAGGACATCTTCTACTGGGTCGCGGACAGGCTGGACGATCTGGAGAACTGGGCCGACAAGAACTGCGCCAATCACGTTTAGGAGATAGGGATGATCAATCAATACGGGCATCGCTTAGTTGAGCGAGGCTACAACATCGTCCCGTTGTTGGCGGGAAAGAAGCGGCCACCGGGCAAGGACTGGCAGAAGATTGTCAGCACCCCTGAGATGGTTGCCGGATGGATAGAGCAGAACGCGGAGTTTGGTATCGGTGTCCTTTGCGCCACTACCTGCGCCGTGGACATGGACTGCCGGGACAAGGCGCTGAACAACAAGATGCTGCACTGGCTCAAGGACAATGTCGGGCTGGCAGCGATACGAATCGGTGAGAACCCCAAGTGCGTCGTACCGTTCCGCAATGAAGAAGGCTTCAAGAAGATGCGCTCGACGGAGTTTGAGGACTCTGAGGGTGTGCGGCACGCGGTAGAGATACTTGGCAAGGGCCAGCAGTTTGTGGCCTACGGGATACACCCCAAGACCATCAAGCCCTACGAGTGGGTGTCTGGCCCGACGCTGGCCGACGTGTTCCACGACGATCTGCCGGAGCTGACGAGTGAGCAGGCAAGCAGATTCATCGAGTTCTTTGAGGCGCAGGCAGCGGAGCTTGGCTGGGTCGAGGTGAAGCCGGGCAGCAGGCAGCAGGCCGAGGAGCAGGATCACCTGATGAACCTCAAGGCATCGCTGGACATGACCGCCGAGGAGATCAACGAGATCCTAGAAGTTCTCGACCCCGACGATCACCACGACAACTGGGTGCGCGTCGGTATGGCGCTGCATCATCAGTTTGGTGGCGACACTGACGGTCTATATCTGTGGGATGAGTGGTCATCTCAGGGCAGCAAGTACCGGGAAGGCGAGTGTGCCAAGCGGTGGGAATCATTCGGAGACTACTCGGGCAGTCAGGTCACTATGGCCTCGCTGAAGTTCGAGGCAAAAAAGTCAGACAGCGTCGAGGTCGTTGAGGAAGAGTTGCCCTCGATGCTGCGTAACTGGGCGTTTGTCCAAGTCGAAGGCTCTGCCCGTGTGCTGCGCGAGGAGCTGGACAGCGACCAAGTGATGCTCTTTAAGACCGAGGATCTAAAGAAGGAGTTCGCCAACCGGGAGGTGCTGGACGAGTCTGGCCGTAACCCGCGCATGGTTAACCTTGTCGATCTGTGGCTCAAGCACGAAGACCGCCGGACTTACCCGGCAGGTATCTGCTTCGCGCCAGATAACGAGGTTCTGCTGAAGTACAACCTGTGGCGAGGCTGGAGCTACCGCCCGGTAGAGGGCGAGATGAAGCCCTTCCTAGACTTTGTCACGCAGGTAATCGCCAGCGGGGTCGAGGAACACGCGCATTATATTTTGGGGTGGGTGGCGCAGATGATTCAGAAGCCGCAGGCCAAGGTAGGTGTGGGTCTGGTGCTTCGAGGCTCCAAGGGGTCAGGCAAGACGTTCTTTGGCGAGCTGATCGGCGGACTGTTCAAGCAGCACCACCGCATCGTGAGCAAGGCCGAGCATGTTACCGGGAAGTTTAACCGGCACCTTGAGGACACCCTGCTGCTTCAGTGCGACGAGGCATACTGGGCACGCAACAAGGCAGCCGAGGGCGCGCTAAAGGATCTGCTGACCAACAGCCGCATCACCGTAGAGCGCAAGGGCATGGACTCCTACTCGTCTGCAAACTACACGCGCATCCTGTTCAGCTCGAACGAGCAGTGGGTGGTGCCAGCATCTCTCGACGAGCGCCGGTTCGCTATCTTCGACGTGGCAAACGTGAAGCAACAGGACGCCAAGTATTTTGGCGCACTGCGAAACTGGTACAACCGCGGCGGTGCCGAGCACATGCTTCATTTCTTTAAACACTTCGACCTAAACACCGTCGATGTTAGATCGGCACCCAAGACCGCGGCGCTCGATGAGCAGAAGCTCTACTCTCTTGACTCGGTCGATCAGTGGCTGATGGACTCGATCAACGCCGGGGAGTTCAGGGAGCAAAGGCTTAACGGTGAGGTGCTGGACTTCGGCAAGGACGAGCCGAAGAACGCGCTCTACCAGTGCTATGTCTCCAGCGTGAAGGGCAGGTTCGAGCACGCGAAGAAGGAGTCAATGTTCTGGAAGCAACTGCACGGCATGCCCGGGCTGATCGCTGGCGAGACCCGGAGGCGTGTAGGCAATAGGCAGGTGAGGTTCGTACAGTTCGTGATCCCGCGGCTGGCGCTGAAGGCTTTCAACCTGTTCCACAACATCGAGGAGAACGTGTTCGAGGCCGAGGCCGTCGAGGAACTCGATCCGTTAGACCCCGATAACTGGGCAGATGATGTGCCTTTTTAGGCGTATAATTTCACGCCATGAACACAAAAATCTGCGTCGTATGCCGGGAGGAAAAAACGACGGCGCGGTTCTACAAGCGGCCAGATGGTTCTGTCGAGAACACCTGCCGCCCTTGCAGGACTCGCGCCGAATTTAAAACACAACACAACAGCCCACGGGACTACCTGCGGAACACGCTCGCCAAGGCCAAGTACGGTGCAAAGAAGCGCAACCTAGCCTTTGCGCTGGACATCGATCAAGTCATGAAGATCTGGGACGAGCAGCGCGGACGCTGCGCCCTGAGCGGTGTCCTGATGCAAGCCGCCAAGGACGGCAAGGGCCGGAAGGGTAAAGACTTAAACGTATCGTTAGATCGTATCGATCAGGACAAGGGCTACCTGTTCAGCCCCCGCAACGTGCAGCTCGTCTGCCTGCGGGTGAATCTCATGAAGCACGACATGGAGGAGTCCGACCTCTATTGGTGGTGCCAAAATATCCTCGAAAAAAGTTTGCGTTAAGAGACAACAAACGGTTGTCATTACCACAGATGTCTGTATGATCTGTCTTGTCTTAACAAGAAACACAACGGAGATCGACATGACTAACGACATCAAAAAACCTCTTATCGCAAAGATCGCTGAACTCAAGACAGAGATCGCTGACAGCAACATCGACTGGGAAACCGCGAAGGCTGTTTATGACGCGCAACCTTCTTTAGATGACGCGATGGCGAGCTTCGAGTATTTCATGGCAAACGGCGACGCAATCGCTGTCTACCAGAATCACAAAGAGATTGCGGATTACGAAGAAACTCTGACTATGGATCTGGCTCAGGTAACCACCCGATACGTCATCACAGACGGTAACTTGATTTCACCCGCTGGCTTTCACCCATCAAGTGGCGTGTACGTCAAGAACGATGTCTGGGTCGAGACCGATCGACTGCCTCGTGTGTTGAGCGGCCTATACGCCTTTGATTTGCAGAAAGACAAGGAGGCCGCGTAAGCGGCCCGGAGGAGATAGACATGAAATTTGAAATCGGAAACACCTACACCACTCGAAGCGCCTGCGACCACAACACCATCGTAACCGCTGAAGTCCTGAAACGATCCGCTAAGTTCGTGACAGTAAAGACGCAGATGGAAGAGTCCAAGCGTTGCGGCATCCTCGTTATCGACGGTGTTGAAACCATCAAGCCTTGGGGTTCTTTCTCCATGTGCCCAATCATCAGAGCCGCGTAAGCGGCCCGGGGAGGAAGGTATGCAACGAGCAGCAAAAAGCGGAAGGCGCGTGACCGTCTACTGGCAGGCGGTGTCGCCACAGGAGGTGCTGACCAACAAGCGGTACAAGGTAGTAGGAGTGCCCCTCAAGGACTGGCTGGTTTGCAGCCAGTGCAATCGGCAGCAGCGGCACCACGCGCAAAACGGTGGCGACTTCGACACCAAGTGCTGGGAGTGCGGTGCTGACAGCAGCAACTTTATGTACATGGATGAACGTGCGCGAGAGTTGCTGCCAACCAACGAAAACCTGTACAGACTGAAGCGATGACAGGCACGGTGCGGAATAACCCCGGCACCCTTTTACCGCATACAGTCACAGCGTCGAGCGCATAGCATGGGTGCGCTCCGCGATGCGACTGCATCACAACATTAACTGACATCCATGGAGGGATGACATGACACTACGAGAATACGCCGAGGATCGACGCCTAGAAATGTACGCCGCTGCACACGGCGCGAAAATTAAAATGGTCGGCGGTATCGCCATCGAGTCCGGGATCGAGATGCCCAAGAGGACAAAGAAGCTGGAGGGCATGGCAGCCGTGGCGGCCAAGATGAAGGTCGGTGACAGCGTTAAGCTGCTGATCCCAGAGGGCGGCAGCGCTGGGTACACCTCCTCGTCGCTTCGGTATCACCTGAAAAAACTAAACCGCAAGTGCTCTCACCGCGTAGTCGATGACGGTAAGGCGGTAAGGATCTGGAGGGTTTAACTAGATTCCGGGGCATCTCCCGCAGGGGAGCGGCGGCCTCAGTGTGTGCTGGCTCATATGTCCAGACGTGAAACAGGATCGATGACCGCGGGTGGCCCCTCTAGTCACGACACCCCAATCGATCCACACCGCCGCAATCACTTACAACCAAATGGAGTATCAACGACAGATGAGTGATAGATTCTACCAAGCGACTAGGGTGGTCATGGATGGCCGCCTTGGGCGCATGTTCACCGGCCCAAGGGCCAAGGGCGCGAGCACGCGGATACGGCTCGACCAAGATCCACGGATCGTCGAGGGCATCGTGTCCGGCAGCCGCAAGGGCCACTCGCCGCAGCAGATCGCCAACGCGCTGGGCATCTCGCCGTCCTCTGTCATCAAGGTCAGGGGGCTGTTCCGGTCACGCTGGCAGGGATACATCGAGGAGAAGACATGAAGACACTGATAGGACTGGGGCTGACGGCCCTCACATTCGCCCTGCTGGGCATCACCGGCACCTCAGACTTTGAGGTCGCTATGGCCGAGGAGGCAGCGTACTGCGCCCGTGTGGCCGATGGCAGCCACTCCGATTACTTAGACATCATCGAGGTGTGCAATGACCGTCACTGATTTCCTGTGCGATAAGTGCAACAAGCTGTGCGACGTGATCGAGGAGATCTCTATCGACATGGAGCCTTACGGCGACCAGTACGTCGAGCGGCGCACATACGAATACTGGTCTATCTGCTGCCGTGCAGGCGTCGAGGTGCTGGAGAACGAGGAGATAATCCATTGAGGCCGTCACGCGACGAGGGCAAGGAAGCGCAGCGCAGGGCCACCGCTAAGGCGCTACAGGAGTACCTCGATCAAGGCGGTACGATCCAGCGGTATGGCGCTGATGCGTACAAGCGTGAGGCCGGTACGCTGTCTAGGGATCAGGTAGTCAAGACCTTTGCCTACCAATCCCAGATAGGTAAGATCAAGAAAGAGCACCCACGCTCGTAAGGAGGTGACCCTCTCCCCTCTCCAAGCCCTCCCGGCTGTGAAGCCCCGAGGGCTTTTTTATGCCCGGAGTGTGCCGGGGAGTCGGGGTTCGCTGAAATTGTGCCGGGATCTGAGATTCTTACCCGGAGCAGGTAAGTGCTTGTTTTTCTTATCTTTTTTTCTTTAATTTAAGAGAGAGATAAGAGAGACAAGATAAAAGTGTATCCAGAGGGATAAGAGTAAAGGAGAAGAAAGTAAATCTCATATGGATTGAAAATTTAACCCGGCACATGGCACATACCCGGCAAGCCCTTATGTGGCGAGGGCTGGAGCGCACTGGGGTTGTGCCGGTGAGTCAGGGTACCTGAAGACGTAGAGGCGTAGAGGCGTAGAGTCAGAGGAAAAACAACTCCCCGTGGTATAGCCAATCGCTGGTTGTAGGTGCATACTCCGCACTCATAAGCAACTGATTTCCAAGGGAATTGCATGGGTTACAACAAAGAGATTGATCTCGACGAGCTGTATCACTACGCGCAGATAGGTTTGTCGGAGCAGCAGATCGCAGACATGCTGGGTATTCATGTGTCTACGATGACGCGCAGGAAGAAAGAGGACACAGAGTTTGCGGATGCATTAAAGGCGGGGAAGGCCGCTGGTGTCCGCGCCGTGACGAACGCGCTGTACGATGGCGCTACGAACCCCGACAAACCCTCTACCAGTGCCCAGATCTTCTTCCTGAAGAACCGTGGCGGCTGGACTGACCGGGCTGAGGTCGAGCACAGCGGCACGGTGGGCGTGGATGTACAGCTCGACGCTGCCATCGAGGCGCTGAAGGACGCAGGCATTGACCCGTCGAAGCTATAACGCCCGATACGGCATGGGGCCAATGTCTAGCTGTGACGGGGATTAGTCAGTGATTGGTACAGTTAACGGTACACCCATCCTTCGGGCCTGGGAAAAAGTCTCATGAAATCAATGACTTACGAATCTCAAAGCCGTCAAGGTTCTGGGGGGCGATCCGGGTCAGACCGGCTTCGCAAATCCGGGACTCCGCTACGGGGCGGCTACGGGGGGTATATCGAGTTACACACAGAGGGCGGTTTGTGGCAGTAAGCACTTCAAAAAAAGCGGTTCGCAAAAAAGGGACTCCTGAGCTGACAGAAGAGCAGCAGGAAAAAGCGGCGGAGATAGCCAAGGCCATCGCTGTCGTAAAGGAGCACAAGCGAACCCACCGGCTAGACCACTTCAAGCCTTACCCGTGGCAGAAAAAGTTCTACAAGTCCGGGAACGAGAACAAGCAGCGCCTGCTGATGGCGGCAAACCGAGTCGGCAAGACCGCATCAATGGCGGTAGAGGTCGCGTATCACCTAACCGGCGAGTACCCGGAGTGGTGGAACGGAATCCGTTTCAAAAAACCAACCTCGATCTGGTGCCTAGGGGTGTCAGGAGAGCAGCTCCGCGATGTTGTGGTAAAGGAGCTGTTTGGTACCTATCTAGGCGACGGCAAATTCGACGGCAACGGCCTGATCCGGCAAGACCAGACCTATCAGGTCACACCGGCCATGGGTACGCCACGCCTCCCGCGTGATGTTGCGGTACGTCACGCCACCGGCAACACGTCGCTCGTCAGCTTCAAGTCCTACACGCAGGGCCAGCACGTCTTGATGGGATCATCACAGGACTTTATCTGGATCGACGAGGAGCCAGTAGACCCAACGATCTACCCCCAGTGCCTGACAAGAACCGCAACCGGCAACGGTGGTGAGGGCGGGTACGTTACGATGACATTCACGCCAGAGAACGGTGTCACTGAGCTGGTTGCCCAGTTCATGGACAACCGGCAGCAGGGTCAGCACCTCGCAAACGCGACATGGGAGGATGCGAAGCACCTAAACAAAGAGACCAAGGAGCAGCTACTGGCTGCGATCCCGGAGTATCAGCGCGATATGCGCTCCAAGGGCATCCCGGTGCTTGGCGAGGGCATGGTATTTGCGCTCTCCGAGGAGGTGGTGAAGTGCGATCCCTTCGAGATACCGGCCCACTACAAAAAGCTGGCGGCCATCGACTTTGGGATAACCCACCCCACCTGCGTGGTCTGGACGGCCTACAACCCAGACAACGACTGCATCTTTGTGTACGACATATACAAAAAAGAGGGCGAGATACCGGCGGTACACGCCTCGGCCATCAAGTCACGAGGGAAAACCATCCCGATGATTTACCCCCACGACGGCGACTCCACCGAAAAAGGCTCTGGCAAGACACTGGCCGAGATGTATTTGGAGGCCGGGGTGCTGATGATCGGCAAGTTCACCAACCCAGACGGCACCAACTATGTGGAGCCGGGGCTGATGGAGATGCTGGAGCGCTTCCGCACCGGCAGGTTGCAGGTGTTCAGCAACCTATCCCCTTGGTTCGAGGAATTTAGGCGGTATCACCGCAAGAAGGGGAAGATTCACAAGGAATTCGACGATTTGATGGACGCAACGCGCTACGCGGCCATATCGGTGACCAGATTCGGTCAAAACAACGCAGAGCAGCAGCAACTTGGTACAAAAGAAGGATACCTGAGCAATGAATATGACTATTGACGAGCAGGAGCTGCTCTCGACACTGGAGCGAAACATCGACGCAGCCGACACCTACGCCAACAGCGAGGTAGGCGACCAGCGCGACAAGGGCCACCGATACTATTACGGCGAACCCATGGGCAACGAGACCCGTGGCCGCTCGCAGCATGTGTCCCGCGACGTGTTCGACGCCGTTGAGGCCGTAAAGGCCATGATGCTGGAGACCTTCAGCGCGGATAAGAATATCTGCCGCTTCGACCCTCAGTCGCCAGACGATGTGAACACCGCCCGGCTGGCAACCGCGTGGACTAACTACAACTTTTACCGCCAGAACAACGGCTACAAGATCCTCGCGGACGTTATCCACGATGCGCTGGTTGCCAAGACCGGGGTGGTGAAAAGGTATTGGAAGGCAGACTACCGCTACGAGTCCGAGGAGTTTGAGCAATTCAGCGAGAACGAGTTCAACGTCATGATGTCAGCGCCCGACGTGGAGCTGATTGAGATGATGGAAGAGTCTATCGAGGTCGTGGACGAGCAGACCGGCACCGCCTACTCGCAGCTTGCCCTCTCTGGCACCACCCGCCGCCGCTACGACACCAGCAAGGTATGCGTCGAGACCGTGGAGCCTGAAGACTTCTTGATCAACCCCCGAGCTAAGACGGTGCAGGACTCTGACTTCTGCTCGCACCGCATGGCGCGTACCCGAGGCGAGCTGCTGTCTGAGGGCTTCGACCCCGATGTGGTCGCCAAGCTCGACGAGGAGGACATGCTGAAGGAGGACGGCTCGATTGGCCGAGACTCCGTCGATAGCTTCCGCCACGACCGCTTCGGCTTGGATGACGCCCGTGACCGTGAGTATGTGACGCTGTACGAGAGCTACATTAAGCGCCACGACCCCGAGATCAACGAGTGCGTTTACTACAAGTGCATACACAGCCGCCGGGTGATGCTGGACATCGAGCTGGTGGCCGAGATGCCGTTCCGCACCTTCACGCCCTTCCCGTTACCTCATCGATTCTACGGCATGTCACTGGCCGACCAGCTCTGTGATCTTCAGAAGACCATGTCGAGCCTGAAGCGCGGCGTGGTCGATCACCTGATGCTGACCACCACCAGCCGCTGGGTTGCGAACCTCAGTCTAGTGAAGAACCCACGCGACCTGCTCGATAACCGGGTAGGTGCCGTGGTGGATGTGATGTCTCCCAACCCGGAGTCTGTGGTACGGCCCCTGCCCACGCCGCAGCTCAACGGCAACGTCTATACGGCGATTGAGAACTTCGAGCAGGAAAAGGAGCAACGCTCTGGATCGAGCAGGATGTCTCGCGGCATGGACTCGACGGCGATCAGCAAGCAGAACTCAAGCGACCTGATCAACACCTTCATGAACGCCAGCAACCGGCGGATCATGGTCATGTGCCGCAACTTCGCTGAGAACTTCCTGAAGCCTCTGATGCAGGACTTATACCGGCTGGGCGTGGAGTACGAGAACGAGACTGTAATGTTACAGCTCGACGGTGCCTTCCAGCCTGCTACGCCCTCCGCGCTTGGTGACCGCACCGAGATGACCGTGGCGGTTGCCCTGACCCCGGAGGAGCAGCAGGCAGAGGCCCAGAAGCTGCTGACTCTGGACACTCAGTTCACATCCAACCCAGCCGACCCGACTGTTGGCGGCCTCTACGGCCAGCAGCAGCGCCACGCCCTGCTGTCTCGGGCCTTTGAGCTGCTGAACATCAAGGACGGCGCATCGTTCCTGCAAGATCCAAACAGCCCAGAGTTCCAGCAGATGCAGCAGCAGCAGCAGCAGATGCAGCAGGAAATTCAGGCGCGTCAGGAGGAGATGGAGAAGTTCAACGCAGGCATGACCGCCCGGCAGGTGTCGGTGCTAGAGGGCCAGCTTGAGCTGGATGTTGTGAAGGAGCAGAACCGCATGATGCTGGAGCTTGAGAAGCAGGAGTTCACTGAGGAAGAGAAAGAGGCTCGCCTGATGCTGGACACTGAGAAGCACCTGCACGACATCGAGCGCGATCAAGCGGAGCTGGAAATAGAACGAGAACAGAAGAGGAACGTAAGCATTGGCTGATCTATCAAGGTTCGATGACCTGCTTAACCGGGCGAAGGAGAAAAAGAAACCCAAGCCCGACATCAAGCAGGTGTTCAAAGAATTCGAGGCATACAGGGCGCAGGCGGCTGCCCCTGTAGCTGAGAAAAGTGCGGGAAGTGAAAAACCCGAAAAACCTAAAAAACCAAAGCAACCCGAAAAGGACTTTTTAGTATGAGCGAAGTAGAGACAATGGAAATGCACGAACTCCAAAGCAAGGCAGACGCGGCAAGCGCGATGCTGAACTCTGAGGTGTTCAACGAGGCGTTCCAGAGAATGAATCAGGGGATAGTTGACCAGATATTATCTACGCCAGCCGAGGCACCCGAGGAGCGCGAAAGGCTCTACGCGATGTTTAAGGCAGGGCAAATGTTTGTGCAGCAATTTGCTACATTAATCAACAACTTAGAGTTGCGTAAACAACAAGAGGATGAGTAGAATGGCGGAAGCTAACATTGATCCGGCAGAGCAACCCTCCCAAGACTCTTCGGAACAAGACACGATTGACAGATTGACCACGCTGTTGGAGTCCGATCTGGACGAACCAGAGGTTGAGGAGCAATCCGATCAAGAGGCCGATGAGGCCGACATAGTAGACGAGGAGTTCGAGGAAGCGCCCGAAGAGGATACCGCCGAGGCAGAGGAGGTCGAGGAAGACCCAACCGATGAAGCCGAGCAGGAGGAACCGGAAGAGCTGACGTTTGAAGTGGACGGCGAGAGCCTGACCGCCGAGGAACTGAAGCTGGGATACCTCAGACAGAGCGACTACACAAAAAAGACGCAGGCGGTAGCCGAGCAGCGGAAGGCTTTTGAAGCCCAAACCGCAGAAGCCGAGGCGACCATGAATGCGTTGATGTCCGCCGCTGGCGCTGACATTTCGCGTTTTCAGAACGTGAACTGGGAGCAGGCAGCGATAGACAACCCTGAACAATACAAGCAGGCCAAGGCGGCCTTTGAGCAGGCACAGTCCACCTACAACTTAATTAAGGCGCAGGCGGATCAGTTCCAGACTCAGCAGCAGCAACAGACCGAGGCGGCGCAGAAAGAGGCCGCAAAAGAAAGTCTGACTGTCCTGAAGACCAATATCCCTAACTGGAATAACGATCTTTATTACAAGATCGGGGAATACGCTCAAGGTTTAGGTGTCAGCGGTGAGGAGTTCAATAAGGTCTCCGATCACCGATTGATTACCGCGCTATGGAAGGCCATGCAGTTTGATCAGGCAAAACAGGTGACGGCTAAGAAAAAAGCGAAGTCATCACCTACAAAAACTTTGTCTGGCTCCAAAGCCGACTCGACAAAGGCCGTTCAGTCCGAAAGCGCCCGTAAAACACGGGAGCGATTGAGAAAGTCCGGCACTGTTGATGACGCAGCGGCAGCCCTCTTGAACAGGATGCAATAAAATGCCAACAGTAAGCGGCACTCTAAAAACTTTCGATCAGGTCGGTAAGCGTGAAGACGTAGAAGACATCATCTACGATATTTCGCCTACGGACACACCCATGCTCACCAGCATCGGAACCTCTACTGCTGGGGCAACTTTGCACCAGTGGCTGCAAGACTCTCTTGCCCCCGTAGCGACCAACGCTAACGTGGAAGGCGCGGACGCAGGCACGGCCTCTACCATCACACAGACCGTCAAGACTGCTAACACGCAGATCTTTGACAAGGTTGTGCAGGTATCAGGAACCGCCGAAGCGGTAGGCACCTATGGCCGTACAAGCGATCTGGCGTATGCCATCGCCAAGGCCGGTAAGGAAATCAAGCGCGATATCGAGCACAGCTTTGTAGGCGCTGGGCAGGCAGGAACCGCTGGTAACAGCAGCACTGCACGTCAATTGACCTCCGCTGCCAACCAGATCAGCGCGGCCACCACCAACACCGCTGGCTCGAATAGAGCACTAACGGAAGCACTCGTCCTCGACGTAGCACAAAAAGTGTACGAAAAAGGCGGCGATGCCTCTCAGATGCAGGTAACACCCTCGCACTCTGTAGTGGTTGCAGGCTTCGCTACGGCCTCTGGTCGCCAGCGAGACTTCGGCAGCAGCACGACTGTTGTGAACTCGGTAGACATCTTGGTAACGCCATTCGGAACCCTGAATGTTGTGCCTAACCGTCTGCTCGACGCCAACACGTCTCTGATCCTCGACACCGAGTATTGGTCACGCGCAGTTCTGCGACCCATGCAGACTGTTGTTTTGGCTAAGACCGGCGACAGCGATAAGCGTCAGATGCTGACTGAGCTTACCTTGGTGTGCGAGCACGACGAGGCAAGCGGCAAGATCGACGCACTGACCGCGTAAAGTTTGCTCATCCCTCCCCTGAGCAACGGCGGCCCCTTCGGGGGTCGCCACCCTTTTCTTTTGAGGTGGAAGAATGTCTGAATTGAAATCCCACATTGTTCACGACGAGATTGAGGACAAGCTGCATGTGGCCCACACGCAGGATATTGCCCCAATCATCGCGGACAACATCGCCCGATCTAACGAAATTGATAAGCACGCCAAGTACGGCGAAACAGAGCGCGTGGCCTCTATACCTATGGTCTTAGTAGTTCAATGGATGCAGGAGGGGATCAACGTCATGAACCCCACATACGAGGATCAGAAGAAGATCAAGCAGCGCCTGAACAGCCCGGAGTATGCGTACCTAAGAACCCGAGGCGGTAGACTATGAGCCTATCAACCTACGACGGCCTGAAGGTCTCGGTAGCCGATTGGCTGAACCGGGAAGACCTAACCAACGTCATACCAGATTTTATCGAGCTTGCGGAGAACCGTATTTTCCATGAGCTTCGCGCCCCAGTTAACGAGAAGACTATCCTTCTAACCCTGAGCAGCGACGGCTATGCGACTTTGCCGTCGGACTTCTTGGAGGCCAAGGATCTTTTCTGGAACTACAACCCGATTTCTCGCGTAACACTTGCACAGATCCACAGCTACACCGAGCGCACAGGTGCAGCGCCAGAGGTTTTTGCCCGTGAGACGTATCGACTTCGCTTTTACCCGGTACCGACTGCCGAGGCCAGCGACGAGCTGCGGATGATTTACTACTACGACCCCGGCAGGCTCACATCGAGCGAGACAAGCAATGTGGTGTTTGCCGCTGCCCCGGAGCTGTACCTCTACGGCACACTGGCAGAGGCGGCCCAATACCTTGGCAGCGACGGCTCTCGCTGGGAGGGTGGCTACCAGAACGCAATGGGTCGATTGATGCAGCACGCTGCGGTTGCGGAGAACGCGGGAGCGACGGCAACAGTCCAAATGGGATATTAGAATGTCTGGATTTTTTAAGGATAACCCGCCTGCCACGCAGGTAGGTTCTGAAGACGCAACCGAGTCCACCATCCAAGAGGACGCGGTAACCCAGACCGACACCTCTGGTGGCTTTTACCAAGGCTCCCCCGACCAGACCACCACCGATGCCTACACGGCAGATGCGCTGGCGAGCAAGAACGCCGCCGAGGCCGCCAAGGTAGCAGCCGAGGCAGCGCAGGCAGCGAGTGAGTCAGCGAAGACCGCAGCCGAGACTGCGGAAATTAACGCCGAGACTGCGGAGACGAACGCTGAGACGGCTGAGACAAACGCCGAGACTGCGGAGACGAATGCCGCAGCCAGTGAGAGCGCGGCAGCGACATCTGCCACAAACGCCGCTGGGTCTGCTACCACTGCCACCACCAAGGCCAGCGAGGCCGCAACTTCGGCAACGAATGCGGCTACTAGCGCGACATCTGCTGAAACAGCCAAGACCGCAGCAGAGAACGCTGAGACAAACGCCGAGACGGCAGAGACCAACGCCGCATCTAGCGCATCGTCGGCATCTACCTCTGCCAGCAACGCATCGACATCTGCTACCGCAGCATCAGGGTCTGCCAGCGCGGCGAGCACCAGCGAGACCAACGCGGCTACTTCTGCGACTAATGCTGCAACCTCAGAAACTAACGCCGCAACGTCATCGTCAAATGCGTCTACCAGCGAGACCAACGCAGCCGCATCGGCTACGTCTGCCTCCAACAGCGCCTCTACAGCCACAACAAAAGCGTCTGAGGCTGCGACTTCTGCTTCGAGCGCGGCGACATCTCTGAGCAACATAACATCGCTGTCTGCGGCAACGGGCGCGGCGGGATCTAGTGCTTCATACGACAGCAGCACTGGCGTTTTGACTGTTCCACGGGGCGACACTGGCGCAACTGGATCGCAGGGAGCTACCGGCCCACAGGGCGCTACCGGCCCACAAGGAGCCACCGGCCCTCAAGGCCCAACAGGTGCAACAGGTGCCGCTGGTGCAGATGGAGATGATGGAGCCACCGGCCCTCAAGGTGCTACCGGCCCTCAAGGTGCCACAGGGCCACAAGGCCCAGCAGGTAACGACGGCGCTGACGGCTCAACTGGCGCTACCGGCCCAGCAGGAGATACGGGAGCTACTGGCGCAACCGGCCCACAAGGAGCCACCGGGGCAACAGGTGCTACTGGCCCAGCGGGTGCTGACGGAAACGACGGAGCCACCGGCCCCCAAGGCGCTACAGGCCCACAAGGCCCGGCGGGTAATGATGGGGCCGATGGCGCAACAGGTGCCACTGGCGCACAGGGGCCGCAAGGCCCAGCGGGTGATGACGGCGCTACGGGTGCCACTGGCGCACAAGGCCCAGCAGGCCCAACTGGGGCCACAGGAGCGCAGGGGCCAGCCGGATCTGATGGCTCACCCGACACTGCCGCAGAGGTCTTAACAAAGATAAAAACTGTGGACGGCTCTGGGTCTGGCTTAGACGCTGATCTGTTGGATGGTCTGCATTCTACTAGCTTTGCGCCAAGCACATTTAATGTGTCAACCGGTGCGTCTACATCCGACCCTAACTCTAGGACTGATTCACATTTTTTAACCAATAACGGTAACGCACCGTTTGGCGGCATTTTTTCACACATCCAAAACCATTGGTGGAGTACCGTCGGGGGCAATGTTGCTCAACACGCAACAACATATAACGGATCTACATCCAGATTTGCTGTCAGGCACCGATATAGCAGCACTTGGAGGTCTTGGTCTGAAGCATGGACTAACAACAATGATGGCTCAGGTTCTGGGTTAGACGCTGACTTACTTGATGGGCTTCATGCTTCTTCGTTTATGAGAGCATCGGCTGTCGCTAGTCTCGACATGAACGACTACAACATCGTTGATGTTACAAATATCCAGACTAATGGTTCAAATGCTGACGTAAAGTTCTCTGTTTGGGACGGCACCACCTACGGCATCGGTATGACCAGCGGAGTTACGCTAGGTCACCTAAACGACTACGCCATGACGTTCTGCATGAACGATGATGCGGATAGAGGTTTCTGGTGGGGATATAGCGGTCAGGGCAAGTCCGCAGGCGCGATGTCACTAACAACAGGCGGAAGGCTATGGGTAACTAACGATGTCACTACCCCAACCCTCCGTCTCGGTGATGGTAACGATGGTCGTTTTTACTCAGATAATAACGGAAGAACTGCTTTCGCCGATGGCGATTTCTACATTCAAAACACTGTAGGCAACTACTATAACTATGCTACAAATCAGTACCTTGGTGATAATAGTGGAGACAACATTTATGTCCGAGGTAATACTCTTTCTGGAGATGGGTGGTCTCTTACAGGGGCAGGTGTTTTAGACTTAAACGGCGGTCATGGCGCACTAAACATAACTAACTCGTCAATCCTTTCATCCGCCGTATCAAACTGGACGGGCAATCCCGGCGCATCAGGAAAAATTCAGTACCACTCTAACCGTTGGTACATCGTCGGTGACCAGTCATCGAACAGGATTGTGCAGTTCAGACGGGATGGTTCTGATAAGTCTTACATTGACAACAACGGCTCTCTGATCGGCGGGGGTAACTGGTACACTGGCAACGACGGCTCAGGCTCCGGCTTAGACGCTGATACTGTTGATGGAGTTCAGGGGTCTTCACTGGTCAGAAGCGATGCCATCACATCAATGACCTCCGCTGGTATCGGTAGAAATGACCACCATCTCGGGCATCTTGTTGGCAGCTATAACAACGTAGGCGCAAACAGCACTAAAACTAATCCGATATATTCTATCGGCACGAATTATGTTCCGAGCGCGACGGCTCTTAATAACCATTATGGTATCGGGTATTCCCACGCCAATTTTTGGGGTTCTGGGAACGGCAAGCCAAGTGGTTGG